ACTCTATCTCTTCCTTTCCCGGTTTTTCCCCGGGTTTGGCCCCCGGCGCCGCTGCGCCCGGTGGTGAAAATGCGTTAATCAGCTGTATCGAAATCGAACCACCGCCCTTGTTTTGCCTGTGCCGCGTGGTGCGCGCTTTGACTTCCTCTATCCGAACCTCATGCATTTCCTGTGCACGAGTTTCGCGCGTATCCATATATCTGAGCTCTTTTTCCTGCTTCTGTAGCGCGTAAACGCCCAGCGGCCCCAGATAGTGGGCTATCAGCTTGAGAAGGTACTCTTTGCTCGGCTTATGGATCTTAATGCCATCCTTGCCCCTCGAAACCCCGTCATACATAAACCTCGCCATGCCCTGCAAATAACGCGTATCAGCGTAAATTTGCTTTGTGTGGCCAAACCCCAAACAGATAAAACATTTTGGGTTTGGTGGTCGCATAGGGTCGTAGGTGTAATCATCTACATCCCTCGGCCGCTTTGAGCGTCTCGGGTCGTTTTCTTCCTTCCCGGCGTTCTCTCGCTCCCATTCTTCCAGGCGGTAAGCCTTTTCTTTCTCGCTTACGTAGTGGTGTACGCCATCTTTGGCCCAGCAACCACGACAACAAACGATGATATTGCTGCACAGATCGTTAACGTCGAAATGCAACATTTCGGTGATCAGCTCAAGCTGTTTTGCGCATTCGTTGATTGGATCGAAAAAGCGCAATAAACGAAACTCGTGGCGATACTCGTTGAAGTGATCCGTTGCGATCAGCTGGTAACAGGGGCGCGGGTCTTTGTACCCTGCCAGCTCTGCGGCCACCTTCACGCTTAACCCTTTGAAAAAATTAAATGCAAACTCCTTTTGCATTTTTGTAAACCGTTCATCATTTTCGAGCTTAGCAAACCAAAATTGCGCATTTTTCATCACCTGCGCACTTTTGATTTCGAGCCCGGCCTTTTTGCGCATTGCTGCGCGCTTTTGGCGCACTTCTGCGCCTTTTTTTGCGCCTTTTTGTTTGGCTTCCCGGGCCGCTTCGCTTCCTTTGACTGCCACCAGATACCGGCGCAATGTGTTGAAATTGAGCCCTTTACTTTCTACAAACGCTTTGAGCGTTACACCGCTTTCTGCGTGTGCTTTCTCGTACTCTTTTTGTAAGGGTTCATACTTGGCTGGTATTTGTTTTTCTTTTGTCACCCTGCCCCCACCGGCTTTTCTTATCCCTCATAATGCAAAAGCGCCCCAGCCGGGGCGCCTGTCAACCCGCGCGGGGTTTTGTAACTAAAGTTATAAGGGGCAAGAGGAAAACACATATTTATTCACATGAAAAGTAATTTATTTGAATTTTCTACTGTGCAC